TTCGGAGCGCTCCCATGGGCAATCTCCGCATCTCGGATCGCCTTTTTGATACGGATGTACTCAGGCATGCCCCACAGTTGATAAATGCTGTTCGTGGTGTTCTCCGGGAGGATGCCGTTCTGGAACTCCAGACACCGGGAATCATGCACCGCGAAGTTGCCGTACTTACTGGATACATAATAATGCTCCGGCATACCAAGACGACTGCCTCTCGTGGAGAAGGGGTCTCTCGGATCGTAAGCAAACATACTCTTGTAGTCGGGCTGGATGAGGGAACGGTCATAAACCCGGATATCATCAACGGACTTGATGTTTTTCCAGTCCAAAGGCTCGTCGATGCCGCGCCCGTCATTGATGAGCATAACGGCGATAGAGCCGCCGAAGAGTCTCGCCCACTTGATAGCGGTGGTTGCGGTCTCCTCCCAGTCCAGCTCATCAAGAGCCTCCTGATAGAACCGCTCCACCTCCTGATCGGACACCTCTTTCAGGGAGAAGCCATGCTTCACAGCTTCCTCGGCAGGGGCGTCGATGATTTTGGCGAACAGACCGTTGCCTTCATAGAACATGGTGAGCAGGTCATCGGGAACAGTAGGCTCTGCGACGAACTTATAGTGTTCGGAGGTATCCTTCTGAGTGCCGTACCTGTTCATGAGGTTCATATAGCCGTCAGAGCGATACGGCCGCACTGCCTTGCCGGACTGTTTTTCGATTACAGCAGCATAGTGCCTGATGCGGTCCATCTGCTCCTGTCTGTTTCCATTCATGCTACTTTCACCTCTCATGTTGATAATCAAATCAGACTGCGGACGTTGAATACATTCATGGACTCGATCTCCGCGAATCCGTTTGAGGATGCGTCCACCATGTCCTTGAACTGCCCATCAGGGAAGTTCTCAAGTTGATACAGGAACGCCTCGTTCCACTCTCCGGCAACGATGTCGAAGTTTCCGGCCTGCCACTGGGCGGCAAAGGGTTCTGCGCGGGCTTCCTTGCTGCCGGATTCGGCAACAGTTGTAACGTCAAAACCGGCAAGGAATTTGATGTAGGACTCAGCCTGTTCTTTTCCCGCCTGGCCGGGGTCCTTGGGTAGGCGAATCCTGACCCGCTTATACTTGGCTTTGTCTGCCTGCGCGGTGTGCTTTATGGTCTGGCGCACATCCGATGCAGACATCTGCTTGTTGATGACATCCGCGATGACGTATCGCCCGTCTTTGCGCTTGCCCATGAGGACACCTGCTGTGTATGCCGGATCTCCCTTATCGGTCTTTTCGGTGGCCGCCAAGTCCCAACAGCGAACCCAGCGTTCCACATCTGCAGGGACCTTTTCGAGGATATCTCCAAGCTGAGAGCGTTTGAAGTACAGGCCGGCTGCGGCCTTGATCTTCCAGTTGCCGTAAAGCAGTCGCTCCCTTTCCACAACGGACAGAGCTTTCAGGTTGGCCAGATAGCCGGGGTTTACCTTCAACAGTTCCTGATTGTCTTTCAGGCTGGACATGATGAAGGTGCAGGATTTCGGCTCCCCCTTTTCTTCTTCAGTCCGAAGGTTGAACTTTTCCCACAGCTCCTCGCGGGTATCGGCCCAGTGGATGACCTCATCGCGACGGATAAAATAACGGACCACTCCACTCCGCTCGGGAATGGGGTAGCCCGTATCTTGGTCGATCCACCACTCTATGAACTTTGCCACCCAGCTATCCGCATCCGGGTTGCAGGTAGCCCGAACGAACGGGGTCACGCCACAGGTGGAGCGGTTTCGGGACAGCATATAGAAGAAGACTTTCTCCGGGAAGTGGGTCAGCTCGTCAAAGCCAATGCCGCAGAGCTGAGAGCCTTGCCATCTGGACAGGCCGTCTTCCTTCTCGATGTGGGCGAAGGATATCTTGGATACCTGCTGCCCTTCCTTATTAGTGAAAATCCAAGTACCTCGGGAGAACTTCGGGACTGCGCCCCGAATGCCGGAGTACATCTTGACCGATTCATCCCATAGGCCGCCTTGTGCAAAAATCTGGTTGAAGTTTTTGCGGAAAACTGTAAAGCCGTAGCCGGGTACGTTCTTATATCGAAGCGCACCAAGAAGAAGGCCGAACGTCTTACCGCCTCCCGCCGCTCCTCCGTATATGCAGATGTCTGCCGAACAAGCCAGAAAATCGTGTTGGGGACCGGGTTGCGGTTTCAAAATCTGCACATTCGGCACACCAATCACCTCCGTCTCCCGCCATTGGGATTACTCGCCGGAGGGTTCCTCGGCGGTCACTTCACTGTCATCCGTTCCTGACGACTCGGTATCACCGGTCTGCGGCTTGACCTTCTTCTGCAAGGCAGAATCGCGGCCATTGTCGGGAAGATAGATGACCACGTCGTTGAAGTCATCTTCGTCAGCCATGTTGATGGCAACATTGCCGGCGTCACTGCCCAACGCCTCCATCTTTGCCTGAACCTCCATGTTGCGGCGGGTGTCGGCGGCAAGGCTCTCGCGCTCCTTGCGGATCTCCTCGGGTTCATAGCCTCCCATCTTCATGAGGGTGACATAGGCGTCGAGGTTTCCGCTCATTGCCATAGTGAACAGCCGCGCTTGGACTGCGGCCATATTCGTCTGTTCCTCCGGAGGGAGGTCTAACGCTTTCAAGTTCTCCGCCAGTTTGCCTTTTGCGGCCAAACCAAGGAGGTATCTTACAGAGGATTTTGCGTCTCGCTGCGCCCTTCTGACCTCGCCGGATTTGATCCCTCCGTTGCGCCCTCTCGTTTTTGCTTCCTCCTTGGTTCGGACGGGTTTGAGATTTTCGGGAGCGCCTTTCTTTTTTGCCATGCTTTTCACCTGCTTTTTCGTGGCGAAAACAGCCCCCACGCCAGAGGGCGTAGGAGCTGTTTTCTGAGCTTTATTTTTTGGTGGTTGGTTATGTCCCGTAGAGGCGAATGACAATTCCCACAGCCTCTAACGAGGTTTGGTGGGTATCCACGCCTATGCTTTGGTAGAAACGCGGATTCGTCATGCACTCGTAGCCGCGTTTCATCCGATCAGAGTCCTCTCTGCTGATGCCAAGTTTGAAATCCTTGGCGATGCGGAGAGCTGCCTTGTAGTCGCCGGCCGCAACAAGCTTTCTGACTTGGTCGCTCTTCCGGACGAAACCGCCGTCAGGGGAGGTCATGCCTCCCCCTCCCCTCCGACCATCCGCGCATAAATCTTGGCGGACAGTTCATCGAGGCCGGACAGATCAGGCTCCGTATCCAGAACGCTGTCCCACAGTCTGGGGACGGGATTGTTTTCCGTGGTCTTCCGGTACTCCAGACTGAGGCGATACTCCTCCTCAGAACACATATTGTGAGCATGCTTGAAGTCATACCGAGGTGCCCAGCTTCCGTAGTCGAAGAAAGCTTCCTGCAGAGGATTCAGTGCGGCCTGCTCTACCAGATTCATCCCCCAGTCAGTCTTGCCCGCCGCTTGCCTTTGATGGTGTGGACATCATAGACATACTCGGGAATGACGCCGCCGGTCAGGACACATCTGGAGATATGCTTGATTTTGTAGGCATCCCAGTCAATGAGCTTGAACGGGTCGACCACGCTGTTGGCAGACAGAGGCCCGAAGCTCCCGAACTGGTGATAGCACAGGAGCATCATGGCCTTACTCATGAAAATCTCATCTTTGACCTCCGCCTTGCGGTGGCCGTTAACCAGATCATCTGTGAGTTTGAGGCTGATGACCTCCTGCGTCAGTACGCCGCCGCTGTACAGAACAGCGGTCGCGACCAACAGTTTCCAAAGGAACATACGGTGATTGGTGCGGAGAATGTTGGCGTAGTGCCCGATGTTCTCCATGTCGCAAAGCCGAATGGAGTCCTGCAGGAGTGCGCCAATTTCATAGACGCTCTGCCCACTTTCGGTCACTTCGCTCTCCTGACCCTTTCGGGTCTTTTCCGCAGGCGGGCCTCCCATGAGGCTCATCTGCTCCTCCGCAGCATAGAGGATATCAGGGATACCGCTCAATGCGTCGATAGTGAAAATGTCGTCCGGAATGGAGTTGGTGAACCGTCTGCACCGCTCCACCTTTTCCGGAGTGACTTGCATCTGATTCCGAGGGTTTTCTGCAAAGATGAAGTTACAGGCAAAATAGCAGGCATCCCTGCTCTTCTTCGCCTTACATAGGAGAGAGATAGCCTTGGACACAAAAACCGCGTCCTTGGCATAGCCTTTCTTCCCTGCATTGAGTTCTTCATCCTTTTGACGGAGAGATACCAACTCTTTGGAGAGGATTCCCCAACAGTCCTCGGATGCAATCGTCATCATGCGATTCCACATGACCTTGTGGTAGCTGCCATACATCTCGTAAGCAGCGAATCCAGCAAGTTCTGCATCTCCGCGCCGGACGGCTTTCTGGAGCAGACTGGCCATGTCGTACATATTATGGTTGCTACGTGTGGTAGGGTTAAAACGCGCCATTTTCCACAAAACCTCCTGTTTTTTTGTACTTTATCGTATCGTAACAGGAGCCTACCTAAAGTCAAGTGGAATTTCTCCATATCCGGATATTTTTCAGCGCCTGACCCTGATGGCCGGCTTGTTGGTCTTGAAGTTGTAGGAGAAGTACCTTCCCCACTTCGCCATCATCAGATTGGCACAGGCCACCTGATCTGCCCGCTTCTTGCTGGTGTTGCCGCCGGCATTGGTATCGGTTCCGCCTTTGGTGCAGAGGTACTTCGGTTTGAGAATCACGCGGTTCACCAGAAGCTCGTGAAGAACGACATCGAGGTCGCAGTTGTGGTAGACCTCCTCGCGGAACCGAGACTTGTAGCACCGCTTATTGAACCGCCGCATACCTCCGCTCGTGCCCTTGAACTCGAACTCACTGGCGTAGTTCCAAGGGGTGACGGAGGCATCGACTGCGCCGTATCCGATATCCAAGTCCCACATGAGCTGGCCGATACGCTCAAACTCAGCGGTGACTGTTTCAGGATCTGTCAGGTTCACACTCGTGTCAAGACGATACACCATGTGCGGAACGTCATCGTCGATCATGCAGATGATGTCTTCCGGTGCGTTGTCCACAATGTAGTTGACCACCTTAACGAGGTTGTCGATCTTGTAATCTTCGACCGCCCAGATGTGGGCCGGGTCGATTCCTGCATCAATGTACTCCTGAAGCTCCGACCGTCTGACGACGTAGGTGTAATACTCAAGCAGCTTGTGGGTGCAGGCAGTCTTGGCTCTCTTGTAGCTCGGGATGTAAATGTGGAATTTCGGGTTACCGGCCATGCTTTTCCCACCCTTCCGGGAGTCTGAATCCCATATTGAAAATATAGTCAATGACGGACAGGTTCTCCACAAAGTCCCCGTGGACCTGTGGATACCTGACCGCTCGATAATCTGAATAGATGAGGTCGATTCCTCTTTTGGCGTAATCTTCATCGACGTGATAGACCTTTGCGCCGGTGCCGCTCAGATAAGCGGTGGCTCCTGTCTGCTCACACATCTGGAAGATACGTTCATCCTTGTGCCCGCAGATTTCAAGGTCTTCGGTGGAGAGGATGAGTGGTATGCAGATTCCAAATCTACCAAGGATGTAGGATGTGAGCGTTACATTGAAGTCGCTCATGAACAAGGGCCGCTCAGAAGCCATGCCAAGCATGAGGTCTACTACCTCCATGCCGTCGCCGAAGTACGGGGCCTTGCGGTACTCCTGTTCCAAAGTCTTGGCGATCTTCGGAATGTTGTATGCCGGATCTGCAACCACGACATCCGCGAGGCGGCTGTCGTGGTGTGCCTTAACAGGGAGAGTAAGCTTCTTGACGCCAGAGCTGGTGTAGATGCGGTTCCAGTTGTGCATCCCTTTCTTGGAGAACGACACATCCTCGGAAATGACCATGGCATCGCTCTTGGCTGCCTTATAGAAGAACCCCATGTATGGCAGGAAGTTCGGCTGGTGGGATGACAGGATCATGTCTCTCCCCCCATCTTGATTTCCCGAACGAGCATGAACGCCTCTGCATACGGAACGCCGATCGTAGAGCCGCGATATCCGGCGAGACTGCCAATGGCGTTGAGGGAGCGTGCCTTGGGATAAGGCTCAAGCTGAGATTTGAAAATCCGCATGGCCTCCATCTTAGCATCAATGGACTCCGTGATATCTTCGTAGACGTTCGGGATGAACTCGTTGTGCTGGGCGGGGATGTTCCATCCTGTCTCCGATACCGTCTCGTAGGCGTACACCCGCTTGACAACGTGGTCGTACTTTGGGCGAACGGCTACCATAGCGGCGTCAGCCACGATCTGATGGTCGGTATGGATATCTCCCCTGTGAGGAATATACACCTCGTCAGGCTGAATGTTCTGTACCAGATTTGCAAGAGAGTCATTCAGTTCGTGCGCGGGTACGGTGTCCAGCAGGGAAGCCGGGAAGTTCAAGAAGATGGTGTTTCTGACGCCAAGCAGTTCACCTGCCTCCATATCTTCGCGCCTGCCTCTGGCGATGAGGCTTGGGGAAAATAGAGGCTTGTAGCCTTTTGTCACGATGCAGACATAGACATCGTGGTCCTCTGCCGCTCTTTTGGCGATGGTGCCGCCGCAGCCGAGGATTTCATCGTCGGGATGAGGAGCAATTACCAAGACCTTCATCTGCACAGCACCCCGCATTCGTCATCAACATAAGAGTGGATTCTGTGGGCAGGAACTCCGGCGACCACCTCACCTGCGCGGACATCCCGAATCACGACACTTCCGGAACCTACCAAGCAATTCTCGCCCAGGCGGAGCTGGCCGTTACAGAGAGCGCAGCTCCCGAGGAATACTCCGTCCTCAACTACAACATCTCCGTTGATGGTGGAGTTGGTGGAGAGATTCGTGTGATTATACACGCGGCACTCGTGCTCGACCAGCGCCTTCGTGTTGATGAGGTTGTTGTTCCCGATGACAGAGCCGGCGTTGATGACAACGTACTTGCCGATGAAGTTGCCTTCGCCCAATGTCACCGTAGGAGAAATCAAAGCAGTGCGGTCAATGATGTTCACCAGCTCCAGATCAAGCTCCTTGATTTTCTTGTACCATTTCCTGCGTACACCGCAGTTGCCGATGGCTACCAGATATCCATAGGAACGGTAATCAGGAACATCCTCGATGCGATTCCCGAGGATGGGCAGGCCGATGTATGTGCCTTCCTTGTAGTCATCTACGAAACCGCAGATGTTGAAAATGTCAGGGTCAGCGGAGTCAACGACAGATCTTGCGTGTCCGCCGGCACCGATCAGGATGACGTTCTTCATGCCTCGCCATCCTCCCTTGCGGCAGCTTCAGCCTTGAGGCGGTCATATTCCTCCGCCTCCTTCTCACTGAGGATGCGTCCGTTGTACTTGTCGTACCAGATGGCGCGGGCATTGATCTTGCGCTTGGCGATGCTGCAGACAGCACCCTCAATGCCGAGCTTTCTCACGAGGTCGTTGTAGTCAAGCTCACTTCGGCAGACGAGCATGACGTAGTCGTACTTCTCGTAGTGGATCAGCTCCATCTCCTTGATGGGCCGCTCCTCGACAGGCTCCGTCTGGATATCAAGGCCGAGATCGACCTGCAGGTCAGCAGACCAGTCAGCCAGCATATCCAAATCCCATTCACCCGCATGGGTGTTGTCCCGAATGTTGATGGCCTTCAGCTCGGACTTGCTGTAGCCTACGAGCCGCTTGCAGTCCAGCTCTGCGTCGGGGCCATACAGCTTGAGGACCACCTTCAGCCTCTGATTGCCGCCGATGATGTTATCCTGCTCGTCGATCAGATAGATGCCGAAGTCTCCATGCTGTTCAAAGCTTCTCTCCAGCTCCTCCATCTTTTTCTTGGAGATTTTGCGGGGGTTGCCGAAGCCGGTCTTGATATCGCCGGCCTTCATTTTGCATAGTTCGATTCGCTTCTCCATCTTCACACCTCCATGAAGCAAATGAAAAAGCGCCGCTCATCAGCGACGCTTTCTGGCTGTTCCGTCCCCAAACGGATCGGCCAAATTTTCTATGCTACACAATACAGCATTTTTTGCAGACTTTCAACGCGATTTAAGGCATTTTCATGCGTTTTGGTGACATACAAAAGGCACTATTTTTGTCCGCGAGGCGAAAATACCATGTTTTTCATGGGATGGCGTAAAAAAACAGCCCTCCGAAGAGGACTGTTTCCATCATTCGATCCACGCAATACCGCTCCGAGGGTCACGGTAGAGCTTGATGTGCGGGCGAACTTCTTTTTCCAAAACCTTCATTCCGACACCTCCATAAGCCGGGGTTTTACAGCTCGTCCATCAGTCCGAGCGCGGTGCCGGTCTGAATCTCGTACATGGTCTCAATAGCCTTGAGGCGTTCCATGTGGTAGGTCAACTGTCTTTCCGTAGCGTCCCGCAGGTAGTCTGCGTCCTTCTGCTTGCCGACCTCCTTCAGTCGCTCAGCCAGTTCGTTTGTTTCGCGCCGCTTGTCGATGATCTCCTCCTGGATGCTCCGGCCTGCGATGGCCAAGATTTCAGTCTGGGTGATGATGGGTTCTTCCTTCTTTTTTGCCATAGTAATCGCTCCTTTCAATTCACTCAATATCTTCCAAGACCGCCATGGTCTGACAGAACTTATCGAACTTGTCCGGCATCCGCATCATGCGTACCTTGCACACTCCCTGGCCGGGATAGTCCTCAACGACCACAACGGTATCGCCGCAGTGGATGAGGGGCGTGTTGGCCCGCTGCCACATGCCGATCACATCGGAGCGACCGAAGGAATCGCTAAGACAGGTGGCTCTGCCGCCGATCTTGAGCTTGCCGTCAGAATGATAAAGATAGCCTTCCGAGGTCATGTCTGCATACCGGGAACGGGGATCGTCCCATGCGACCCGCAGATTGCATCCGACGGAAAAATCAGATTCGGAGCCGGGGGAGTCCTTTGCGTAGGGACGGTTCTCCATATCGATGTAGAGGACGGGGTGCCTGCCAAAGTTCATGGCAGAAGCGATCTCATAACGGCTGGTCAAGTATTTCATATAGTTCTCCTTTTCATTCAGCTCCGGTAGTATTTGAGGGATTTGTTTATGATTGCGTCGGCTTCATCATTCTTCCCACTTTGTCTGAGAGACATTTCGTAGAGCCTGTTCGCGAAGCGGTACTCAGTGCTGGAAAGAGGTAAGATGGGTTCGAGTTCGGCAGGGAACCAAGTTCCGTCAGGGTTCTGGTCGAAAGTTCCGATTCCGGTGAAGACCATATCTACCCGACCCTCCTCCTCGAGTCGGTAGCTGCTGATAATGTCGAAAGATTCTTTTCTCGCAGCTTTTCCGAGGAAGTAGAGTTCGAAGTCATTGCAGGAACCATAGAAGATGTCCGTTGTTTTTCCGGTAGTCCGGTCCACAAATTCAGCAAATTTGTAGGAAGTGGTTTCGCTGAATTTAGAATCCAGAGGGGGGATGTGGATACCCACACCCCGATCCTTGTAGTTAATGCAATTTTTTTTGTTAAAAGGAATTTCAATGTAAAATCCGTTAAGCATAAATGGACACCTCCTCGAGATTTTCGATGGAGGAGCTGGAAAGAAGCTCCTCCATTTTTTTGTTGTGGGTTTGGGAGTTAAGGGGAATTTCCGCAAGAATTTCTCCGGTTTCGCGGCTGGTAAAAATGAGGTTATTTGAATTGTTTTGGATGTAGAGAAGAAGATGGATTAGGGATTTATCCGCATCATCATCCCCCTCCTCCCCCACGAGTTGGTAGAGGGTCTGGATGTTTGTTAAATAATTGTATTGATAGTAATGGGTAAGGATTTCGTAGGTAAGAAGAGGATTTTCGAGGATGGATTGAAAGAGGGGGGTAAAGAGGGTGAGAGAAGAAGTGGAAAAAGGGGGGTTGTAGGTGTGGGGAATGTTAGGGTTATTGTGGGGGTAAGTGGGAAGAGAAGAATAATTGATGGGGAAATTGGTGATGGTGTAATTGTAGTTCATAAGAGCTACCTCCTTTTTTCTTTATCGTAGCATACCTGTCAGTCATGTCAAGTTATATCCGGATATTTTTTATATTTTTTCTAAAAAATATCCATTTTCGTTACACGCGCAGAACTCAGGAGGTTTCAGGAATTTCAAATCCGCTGGAGCAAGTCTAATGAGGGGTTGGTTGAATCAGTGATGCTGTATCGGCCATATTCGGGCTGACCACCATGGTTCCGAAGAAAAAACACCCCGCAGCAGTGGCTGCAGGGCGTTTTCAAATTTAGGACAAATGCTCCATTTCACACACTACACACAGGTCCGTATTCGGGAGTCTTCATAAACTCATTCCAGAGAGAAACGAACTCCAACGAATCGTGCAGATCAAGTGTTCCGAATACGAACAACGGAACTTCCTTGTATACAATCTCGGCATCCTCATATCGTCCCATCTTCAGTAGCTCATCCCGAACATTGTGGCACAGACGTTGGCAATCATCGAGAATCAGTCCGTTGCAAAGTTTTTTTCCGAACTCGTTGTAGGTGTATTTCACCTCGGCCTCAGGATTAACCTGAAGCATCAGTTCCTTGGCCTTCTCAGCTCTGCGTTCCACAGTTGCATAATCAATCGCCATTATTCGTTTCCTCCTTCATTCGGAAATCTTTCTTGTGGCCGTGATTGCGATATCGCGGATTTTCGCCCTATGCTTTTTGGCGGCCTTGAGCTTGGCTTTTTGGAACGCATCTTCAAGGTTTTCCGCCCAGATGTCGATATCCTCACGGAACGCAGGCTCGTAGCAGTTGCAGGTCAAAACGTAGTGGTTCATTCAAGCCCCTCCTTTTGCCGGATCATCTCGTACAGTTCCATGGGGGTCATATCCGCAGGAACCGTCAGTTCCAGAGTTTTGAAAATCTTACGGCATTTACCGCACTCTACCGTATGTACGCCTCCAACCCGACTGTTGTGCCAGTGGGTTTCTTTGGCGCCCTGAATCGAGTACCGCATATCGGTCATGCCGCAATGCGGGCAGCGTGTATAGATGCCGATAGGCTTGTCCTCCTCGCTCAAGAGGATGGTGCCAAGCGGATCTTCACGCAGGGTCTTTCTTTTCTCCATGTAGCAGAACTCCCTTCCTAACGTAGATGGTCATGACGTTATCGATGATGTTGAAGCTATTGACGGTGGCATCCATGATTCGATCTGGTTTCAGATCGAAAATTTCCTGTTTGCTGAGGGAAGATATAAGAACCGACCCGCACTTTACATGTACAGAAGCGTTGCTGCTTATCGTGAATTTGCCGAGAATATCGCGCACCTTCATTCTAAATCACCATCACTTTCTGGCGTGGTGGGCATATACCACGACACCTGATCTATTGGCTACCATCTTCTCAAACTTCTCGTCGGTCATCGGCTCCTGATAGAAGCGAACTTCCTCCAGCTCATCATTTTCGCCGTACTCCTTGATGGCGTACAGAACATGGTCTGCCCCAGTCTGCTTCAGGAGCTTGGCTGCATCCTTGCCAAACTTGCGGATATGATAATCCACATCGCGGGCGGGCATCTGCCCGACCTGCACAACACCACACTTGGTCCAGTTGGACCATCTGACCCAGTTCATTCAAACAACTCCTTCCAAAATCCGCATCTCACGGTACTTCTTCCACTCACTCCGGAACTCGGGAGTGAGCTTTTCTGCATATTTCTCCATCAAAGCGTCTGCTTCCGCTGCGGAATACCCTCGCCGCTTCATAGCAGTGCCGGCGGCCAAGGCCGCATTCTGCACACTGTACGGAACTCCGAGCTTGTCCGCATCCTGCAGGTTGCAATCTTGGATATCACGGATACTCCTTCGTTCCGAGTCATTCAGGCAGCCATTCTCCAAAAGGTCTGCCGCAGCGATGATCGAGGTCAGGAGCCGCCGGATTTTCAGGTCGTTCATTCAGCATCCTCCCCAAACAGGCAGTACATGGCGTACTCCACGGGCGTATATGCCTTACCTCCGATGTAGTAGTGACCCACGCTGGGCCAGAGGTCTACTCTGTATGCCTTATCCGGCTCGTGAATGATAATGCTGTGGGCAATGCTGGTCGAAGTCTCAAACCACTTGCCATTGGCAAGGTGGATGATGACAGGATTCACACTGGCTTCATAGCGGCTCTCCTTCTTGTGGAGCCATTCAAGGTACTGACGAACAATCTCTTTCATATGATGTTTCCTCCTTTTCAACCGTCGATAACGAAATGAACGCCCTCGATCAGAAGAGAACAAAGCTCGTTCGGATCGTGTGTAACGCAGGTGCTCATGACAGTTTTTCTTCCAAGCCACTCAGGGTGGTCGCCGTAGTAATCTTTCCAAACGCTCTTGTAGTCGTTTTGGATTGCGTCCCAATCGCGCCGGCTAATTTTTAACACTAAAAACACCACCTCACGAAATCACTCTTTGATGTGGTTATACCAACTGAATATACAAGTTAGTATGATTGGTTACATAATAACCTTCTTCTCCTGCATCAAAGACAGTTTCGCAATCATCGTAGATTTTAAATCCATGTTCATCAGCACACTTTTTTTCGTCCGCAAGACTTTGATTGAAGATTTCCTTTGCCTCTTCCAACGAATGTGCTACCCCAAGAATAGTAGTTCCAGTTTCATATTCCTTTGCCCAATCGTTGATAATTACATAATGCTTCATAACAAGACCTCCGTTTCAAATCGTCATTTCATCCTCTTCGCTAACCACGAAATCACTCTTTTATGTGGTCTTATTTGCCTCTAACAAGGCAATAACAGTTGCACAAGTTACAGTATCCACATTTTGTTTCCATGCTTCAACTATTGCAATCATTCCATCAAGTGTCTTATTCATTTCGTGATTGACAATCTCATTTAACATGATATTCAATCCCTCATTACCATTTACTATCTGTCGCATATTTAACACCTCATAAAATCGTCATTTCATTCGTTTCGCCAACTCGGTATATTCCTTTGCGATGGAGAGAGCTTCTTTCTCTGAAATCAGATAGAATGCAACATCCTTACCATACTTGAAACTCTTACTCTTTAATTCGCACAACACTCTCGGGACCACTACGCACCAATCGTTCTCTCCCTTTTTGCCGAGGTAAATTCTGATTCCGCAATGGTTTTCGACAAAATCCGGAGATTGAAATCCCAACTGCTTATATAGGTTCTCCATCAGATCACACCATCCTTCACTTGAACCTAAACTTATCTGTCAGATTCTTTCGAACCCGACAGAACACTTTCTGAAGTAAGCATTGGCGTGTTCCTTGGTGTTGAATTCCTTAACAGACTTACCCCATCGAGGAGCGTTGCTCCACGCACTGTATCTGCGCTCCGTGTACCTCGCGAGGTAATATTTGCAGTTCCAAACGAAGGCATGGATGTAACTGCACTCGAACTCGTCTTTCTGGCGGGCGTAAATCTTTTCGGATTTAAGACTTCCGTTTGAACGCAACTTGCAAAACTCTTCGTATGTCACGATTGAATTCCCTCCTCACCGGACTCTCGGGGCGATCTGGATTCTACCGGAAACGCCGTCTGCAATCAGGATGTGGTCGTGTCTGGCAACTGCGATAGGAACTCTGGGACCATCCTTGCAGAAGCTGGTCTCCATGTAGCCTTCCCATCTGTCCTTGCCGTTGCTCTTGGTAAGTGTGACTCTTGCAAAGGGAGAGGTGCTGAGAAGACCCTCGCCGTCGTAGGTCGTAAAGTTGATTCGGTCGATTCCGGCCCGCTTCATCTCTTCGACCTTGTCGTAGATGTTATCGCTGGCCTTGGTCAGTGCATCCAGCACTTCGGAGAGCAGGTAGGTTGTATTGAGTCTCATAGTGTTCCTCCTTACAGGTTTCTGGTCACCCAGCGCTTCGCAGCAGCGAGGGACTTGCAGTTTGCAACGGTAGTTTCCGTCATCGTCCCTTTCAGTATGAGGGAAACATCCCAACTGTCATCTGAAAGCTGAGTGCAGTAAACATAATGGCTTCCAAGGTCCTTCTCGTAGCAACCGTGGGTTCCATCTTCCAGATCCATCTCATAAACGGGAGTCCATCTGTCTTTTCGTGCCATATAATCGGCCTCCTTATTCGGTTTGTTATCTTGGCGTTATCGTAGCATACCTACCAGTCAAGTCAAGTATGTTTTTGGATATTTTCTTTATTTTTTCGTAAATTTTATCTATTTTCGGATAAAACAAAAGAGCGAGCTTCCGCCCGCTCTTTCGACCCTCAGAATCCGCTGGAGAGATAGCGGGTGGGGTTATATATGCTACAGGTTTGCTAAAATGGCCATATCCGGGCTGCCGGTTGCCCTCATGTACTCTGCCATGTGGATACAGGCATTTCTTCGCAATCTGTAACAACGCCGCTCAAATGTATCAAGCCTGTCCTCGAAGTCTTCCTTATCTCCAAACATCATTTCAACTACCTCATCCCATTCAGCTCTGTCGAAGTACCTCATTCGGATGACGGACTTCTCGTCGGGATTGCGAAGATGCTTCACGATGTTTTCGAAATACTTTCTGACCTCGCTCTGCTCTTGGATGGCTTGCCGAACAGAAACCTCTAACTCTTCCTTTTGACTGATGATGTCAGCATATCTGTCTGTGGATGAGCTATGGGACTTGGGCATATCGGTTATTACCTGTGCGCCCACGCCGATCAACTTGGTCTGCAAACGTTCAAGGCGCTCGATTTGTTTGTCGATCTCCCGCTCGGTCTCCAAATATATCTCCAAGCGGTCTTTGATGGCGTCCGCGTCGTCATACTGTCTCATTTCCATGATGTGCGGGGAATCCCAGTCACCTCGCTTTCGATGATGCCGGCCATGCCGGCTTATCGTCAGCCGGAAGCCTTGAAGTTGTAGACGGGTTTGATAATGTCCTTGATTTCACAGGTGGGAGCGATATCGGCCATGATGTCGCTCATCTTCTTGTAGGCGAAGGGTGCTTCGTCGATGGTGTCGTAGTTCACGCAGGTCGTGTGGATTCCGCGCATGGAGTCGCGATATGCGCCCATGGAGATCGTCTCCTTGGCCTTGGATCGGGACATCACTCTGCCCGCACCGTGAGGAGCGGAGTAGTTCCAATCTGCATTTCCTTTGCCGATGCAGATGAGGGAGCCGTCCCGCATATTCATGGGGATGATGAGGCGTTCGCCCTTTTTGGCGGATACTGCGCCCTTCCGAAGAATCATCTTGTCCATGTCGATGTAGTTGTGCGTCGTGGTGAACATCTCTACCACTCGGAGCTTCATCGCCTGCGTGATGGCCTCCACGATCTTTACGCGGTTCTCATCTGCATATGCCTGAACGATGGCCATGTCGTGAAGATAGTCTTCCATATCAGAGCCTGTCAGATAAGCAAGTTCCTTGGGGCCTGCATTCTGTCTATCAGCCTTCAGCTTTGCCAGTGCAGCGGCGATCTCCTGCTGTCGGCCGGCCTCCTTCAGTTCCCTGATGACGGCCGCCACCTCCTCGTTGGAAGGATTGGAAATCCGCTTCCACGCGAGTTCCTGATACCAGTTGGCTACCTCCAGTCCAAGGTGTCGGCTTCCGGTGTGGATGACCAGCCAGACCTCTCCGGTCTTCTGAGAAACATCAAGCTCGATAAAATGATTTCCGCCGCCAAGGGTGCCGAGGCTCATCCATGCCCGCTTCTTATCCGCCTGCGGGCAGCGCAGTCCATCAAGCTCGAAGTAGTGCTTCTGCTGATGGTGGATGTTGAAGCCGCAGGGAACATTCCATCGGATAGCCTTGTCCAGTTCC